CGCCACTAACCACTGAAAGAATAATCGTATTAGCTGGAATACCGGTTGCTGTAACCATCATTCCAGCTTGAACGCTGTTCCCAGAACTTCCAGTAACTGTTACCGCATTACTGCCAGATGTAGTAACAATGCTTCCATAGGCATACGTGTAACAGGCCAATGAAAACGTTGAAAGCCAGTCAGATGGGCATGCTAGATACGTATTGGTTGGCGTGACTTGTCCTGTAACGTTTTTACGGAGTGCAGGTATTTGCACACTGTTGTAAATGCGCTGTTCTGCTTGCTCGATAAAGCGATTAACTGTTTCTGTTGGAAATTGATTTTCCGAATAGTCGTTAATCGCTGTTACAAGATCATCGTAAAACATTATGCCATCGGGCCTCTAGACATCTTGCCTTTGGTTGCAGCACCAAACCCACGCATCTCTATTCCAGAAATTTTAGTCCCTTTTGAAGTGCCAAAACTAGGACCGTTAGGAATAGGATCAGATATCCCAATTTCTCTAGCGGACTTATGGGTAATATATTCTCCTGCTTCCATGACTTCAGTTCCGTCAATTTCTTTTCCAGCCATCGTGTGAGGTTTTGCATATTCGCTCGCAGGTTTATTGTTCTTCATCATTTGCCCCTTTGATTGTTTGCGCGAGCCATATTACGACCCTCTTCCTTCATTGCTTCGCTGGATACGCCGGCCAAACCGCCCTTTGCAAGCTTGGTCATTTTAGCGCCTTTATGCATGTGTTTCTCATGCTTGTGAATTTCTTGATCTGCAATTTTCTTAACGGTTTTCTTTTCCATGATGGTTCCTATGTTGATGATATGGTGCATGTGCCAATAGCAAATTGGATCGTCAAATAGTTTGGCGTAAGCCCCGCATCATTTGCTCGCGATCCGCCGATGGGGTTCCATCCCCATTGTATGACTCGACTGCCTTCTTCCGGGTATCCGTCTTGCGTAATACTATTCCCAGCAGTCTGGCTAATCAACAAACCGCTCTGACCAGAAGCATAATAACTCACATCTGGTCTTGGCTCACGCACCGCTTGTGGGTCGTAAACAGGATATAAACCTAATGACAACTGTGGTTGATCTGGGTCCCAGCACTCTGGACAAACTTTGATCTGAAAGAGCTTGGTCTTGATGATCTCTTTCTTGAGTTGCTTTAGCTTAAACCTTTGCCCGCAGCGGTCACACTCCGCAATTGCATATTTGCCACTGGCGTATTGTGTTGCCATATCAAGAGTAGAACTGCTCGCGTGGGACTAAGCGTAGAGAGGCTTTTTCGCGATCTTCCGTGGACGCAAACTCCCATTGTTCGTTGTAAGCCAGTTTCAACTCAGGAGATCTCTGCATCGCTTCAGGAACCTTAAGCGACAGGTAATACGTTAATCCAGCAATCATTGCAGGTAGGAACCGGAACGGAATGTCTTCTACATACGAACCGGCTGTTGTGTCTTGGATTCTACGTAAACGCCAGTATACAAACGTCCATGTGGTGCTTGAGTCGGGCGTTGGCCACACGTTGATACTATTTACGTTGTATGTCGTTAAAAACGATCCTGCGGCCTGTGCTGCTGCCGTAGTGCCATTCTGGCCACGGGCGCAAAGGTTCAGGGTATTGTTCTCAATATTGTTGTAGTAGATCTGTTCGCCGTTAATGATTACATAACCAGCGGAAGCCAAACCAACAGAACTACTGACAGGTATAGAAGTAGCAGTAGAAGTAATTGCGCTTGTGGTTTGAATAGTAGTTGCATTTGTTTGTGCCGACTGTCGATTAACCCAAACCTGAATAGGACGACCCTGTGCAAGTTTATTGGGAATCGTTGAGTACATCGTTTCCGATATACGTGTGATGTTGATATCTATCTGATTCGACGTACCTTCATTGGTACGTACTACGTGATCCAACAGGTCAATTGTGTCATCAGGCAATGCATACGATACCTGACCGGGAACCAACACAATCTCGCCCTGTTGGATCGTCCATAGATTAATCCCACGGTTCGCCCATTCAATCGTCAACAAGTTCATGCTGCGTCGAGCCGTACGAAGCTGATAGCCTGTACGCATCTCTACGCCGCAGCGCTCGTAACACTCCTCTGCTATTTCATTAAATGGCAGATTGAATATGGACGTACCGCTAGTGGTCACTTATGAAACCCTCTTAAAGTCTTTGCAAGACGTGCGCGTTGACCAAGCTTGCCGGGAGCATGAGATGCTTTCTCCAGTTTTGCTTCAGGGATCTTGTGGCCAGCTTTTACGTGCAATGCTTCACGCAAAGAGCCTGCACGTTTGATTGCACCTTGAATCCACTTTTCAGCCATGATTAAACCTGCTCAGTTGTTACTGCGGTTTGTTCCGCTTGAGCAACAGGTGCTGGCTCTGCGGGTACTGGTTCTGCTGCAACGACGGGTTCTGCCTCAACAACGGGAGCAACTTCTGCAACGGGGTCAGCGGCTTGTACGGGGGCTTTGGAGTCCACATGGGCTTGGAGTGCGTCAATAATAGGATCAAGATGTGCGTGAGCATTTGCTCCAAAACCACTGAACAAATATTCCGCGTGTGCTTTTAATTCTTTAAGAAGCGTCTCAGCTTCTGATTCTGCTAAATCCAACCAGCTCATTTTGCAGCCCTCATGTTATCTACTAGATTTGGATACGGCCTGCCAGCAGCTTTAGCCATCGCTTTGGCTTTTGCCTTTTTGGCAGAGCTTAATTTCTTTGGCTTGCCCAAGTCTTTCGGGCGCGGCTTCTCCCACACTTTTCCGCCTTTGGCGTATTGCGTGAAATCAGTATCGTCCCGTCTTTCCTTCTTCTTACCCGAAGGCATCTTAGACGGTTCAATCGCGCCCATGCCGCGTGAGGGCATCATGTTACTTGGCCTTTCCGCCGCCACACATATGGTGTACATGCTCATGGTGATGCTTATGACCATGCATACCACCGTCATGCTCTTTCAAATGTTTCTCAACATGCTCGTGGTGGTGAACGTGACCGCCGTGTGCGTAATGTCCATCATGCTCTTTCATATGATGTTCAACATGCTCGTGATGATGTTTATGTCCGTGTGCCATGATTTACCTCTTAGCAAAATTTGGTTTTGGTATGGCCTTTGCGGGCGATACCGTCAGCGCGGCTGTGAGCATGACCACCGTGTGCCATCTTCTTAACGTGGCCACCTTTCTTCATGCCTTCTTTCTCCCAAGCCTTCGTGTTGCTTTCTGACTCAGGTTTTTCGATCTTGCCAGAGTCACCAAGGTTGTGACCACGGGTATGACCGCGTTTTTGCACAGCAGACTCGCCATGCTTCAAATGTTTGTTGGAACCCTTTTCCACATCCTCAGACATGTTCTTGGGACCCATAGATTCAGCAACACCGCCTTTAGCCATCTTCTTAACACGGCCACCGTGCATGTGCTGTTCCATGTGGTGTTCAGCCATTGACAGGTGATGTTCTGCCAAATGTTTGTGGTGTGCCTTAGACAGACCACCGTGCTTCATGCCGGGCGCTCCAACAGTGGGAGGAGCCATCATAGGGGCAGCAGCGGGGCGACGACGACGACCAGCAGCCATCATCAGCGCAGCAACGCGAGGATCTACTGCAGCGCCTAATCCACCGTCAGCCATCTTCTTGGTGTGCTTGTGGTGTTCTTTTGCGTGACCGCCGTGAGCCATTTTCTTAACATGGCCGCCGCGTTTCATTTCATGCGCTTCATGCTCTTCTTCATCAGCGATGCGACGAAGTTCTTTTGCTTGATTTAATTCGTGTTTCTTGAGTGCCATTTGACCACCTCTTTTAAAAGTTTTGCCCTTATCGGCATTTGAAAAATCCTCACCAACGGATTGGGGGACTCCGACCTTCTTAGCAAATGCCTTATTATGGGCAACTGCTTCCATAAAACGGTGCTGTTTAGCTGTGCGGCTCGGCATAACGTGACTCGATCAGTTTATCAAGTTTAGTCTCAATCTTGTTAAATCTTGAATCCATATGATGAACCAGCTTGTCAATCTCTTGATTGGTTACATTGTCCCGCGCAATTTCTTCACGGGTTCGATTTAATAAAATGTTCAAGCGCGCTAGTTCGCTTGATTTTTCTTTGGCCACAAACCCCAGCACAGCTAACAACAAGGTTAAACCAAAATTCCATAACATCACGATAAAATTTGAGTCCATCAACAATTCCATGCTTTTAAACTTTTATTAACTCGACTATTTGGGTCGTTTGCAGTCTTGGTACTTGTGAGCTTTGCTTTTAACCCTTTCATACGCGCACAAAAGCTATCACGTCTTTTCCCGCCCTCTGGTTGAGGTGGTTTAATGTCGTGACCTTCCGCTTTTAAACTGGCTCTTCCCTTGGCGTTCAATCCGCCTTTAGGGTTTTTGCCTTCTTTACGTGTCCATGCTCCAGCCATATTAAGACATAGCCTCCGCGCAAATTACGTTAACGCTTACGTTGTTTTGTTTACTTGCAGGTGAAGTAATCGCAACCGTAAGAATGTCAGGAATGTTCCCTTTGATACAAGTAAGAACAGGGAAGAAGAATGAAAGGTCCAGCTGCTGCAGTCCACCAGAAGGGGACAGCGGGAAAGCGTATACAACCTCACCGCCAGATAATGCGGTTGCTTGTACATCACGTTCAGCAAATGAGTTAAACGATCCAAGACCAGCCAGCGCTTGGAAGTTAGCACCAGTCAGCCCAATCTCAGCTGTAGGAGTAGAAGCAATCAACTCAACAATACAAGTTGAGTCAGAAGAAATCAACATTGTTTGTGGCAATAACTGACCACGGTCAATCAAACCTATAGCATAGTTTCCTGTAGGGGCATTTGCTAATGCGCCTCCCGAAACAATATCTTGAAACGTAACAGTGTTTGTAGTATTTGCAGTAATTAATGCTGTGTAGATTGCATTAACTGAACCCACCGTAATGGTTCCAATCTGCGCAGATGTTACTCCATAGCCTAAGTTAATCACCGCCGTTCTTGTGGTCGGAATTGCTATAACAGGATAGACTCCGTTTGCTGTCACTGTTCCTGTTGAAGTAAAACCAGTCAGCGTTAACTGATCTCCGGATTGAGATGCAATATTGCTTAATCCGTTTGCAAGCAAATTATGGTTTTGCTGGAACGTCAGTAGCACCGCCGCTCCTGCTCCAGTAATCGTTGCAGCAGCTTGCGTCTGCAAAATTGAGATAGAGTATTGCCCAGCTCCGCCGGGAGGCCCGCTAATCTGACCTGTGATGATTGTGTTTGCTGTAATCGTTCCGCTTGATGTCAACGTCATCCCAACGTAGAACGTATTCGTTACCGCACCCGTTATGGTCAACGTTGTTCCGTTGATCACACCAGACGCCGATGCATTAGCTACTACAGCAGCCGTAATCGTATTGCTCGTTGCACCGCCGGGTATTGCTTGGTATGAAATGTAACGCCCTACATAAGCGCTTGCAGTCATGCTGGCGCCTGTAGTCGTTAATGTTGTGGTAGTTCCAGATGAGAATGCGTTATTTGCTGCAATTGAAGGAACCTGAACTGGACTTGCATTCGTGTAGTTATAGGATTGATCTTGGGATATCTGACCCATGACGCGCATCCTAAAAGACATCAATGGGAAGCGTACTGTTGGGTAAGCATTTGATGTGTTACCTACGGTACGAGTTGGCGAAGCAGGCGCCATACCATAAGAATAAGTAAATCCGCGCTGCTGGTTAATACCGCCTTCAATCAATACAGACACACCATAGTGTGTCATCACGCTTAAAGAACCTGTTCCTGTATCGCGCTGTTCATAGCGCACAGGCAAGTTACCTGTACGGCTCCAAGGTTTGGTTTGTGCTGTACCAGAAACAGTACCATTACCAATACCAACTTGGTGCAGTATCCAAGGCTCACCATCTAGGACTACGCCCCAACGTAGTGCGCCCGCACCATACCATGCATACTCCATCCAAATCATTTGCACTTTGGTCCAATCTAGTGCATTGATGATAGTTTTATTCCCGTTCCATGTATCTGCTGAAAACGTTACATCAGCAGGAACGCCACCGGAATCAGATCGTATGCCTACATACATCGCGTACGGATTTGCACCTGATGATGTGCCTTGCTGCATAAAGAAAATTCCGTTTGCATCATCGAATATTCCAACTCGTTGGTACTGACCTTGTACTGATGATCCAAAGTTTACGTTGGACGCCATGTACATCGTTTTACCGGGTTGGTAACGATGATAAGGACGCGATTGACGAACCGTGATATCTCCGGGGGTTGTGGCCCCAGAGTTACCAATCGTCATTACTACACCGCCCAGTCCCGGATTTTGAATAATCGATGCGTTGCCAGATGGGTTATTGATGTACTGCTCCCAACGCAATGGTTGAGCGCCATATTCAAAGTCAGCGTCGTAAATGTTTTGGGACTGACTTACCTTTTGCTTACCCACCACGTCACGCAAACGCTGAGGAAACGTGAACTGCGCGGACCCATCGATCCCATACCAAGACGTGCTTGGTGTTTGGGTTCCAAGGTTTCCGGTTTGGTTAGTACCGTAAAAGTAATTAAGAAAGTCCCAAGCCACGTCAGGTTCCGTTGGAAATTAACTTACCAGCAATAATGACTCCAGCGGCTATAGTCGTAGATGTGCTTGTAACTAATTGCCATTGCACATCAGTTTTTTCTGCGTACAGAAACGGGTCAGAGCTTCTATTTGCCGTATAAATAGAAACAAAAGGTTGTTGTAAAACATTGAGTTTTACGCCAGTCACATTGTTAATTGCTTGAACAGAATAAGT